GGACCATTAGGACAAAGCAAAGAAGGTAAACGGGAACAAAAACTCCCCCACCTGAAAACAGGCAGGTTGAAAATCCCTTGTTATATATACAATATTCACAATGCCGGTGGCACCGCACATTAAGAAAGTTCGGACAAGTGCACGCGCACTTTAATCCGAAAATTTATAAAGTGCGGGCAAACTCCATATGGAGATCTCACGCCCGATGTGAGATTTTAAAAGTCCAACTTGGCCATAACTGGACAACCTTGAAATAGAACAAGGTTGAAATCCTCTGCAACACTAACATAGCGATCCACAGCATGTGTGGACCCACTAGTGATAGTGGTGTAGAAAGAATGCCAATTGACATTGAAAGCCCTAGAGTGGCTGGGCATATCAACATCTTTGGTCAGTTGAAATCTGAGGTTGTTATAGTGGGGTAACTCAACCTCAATAGTGCTCTGTATGTTCAAATCCGTGACTTCAGCACCAGGCCAAGACATTGGCCAAGAGGATTCACGTCCCAACGCGAACAAATCCTTGTCGGTGATATTAATGCCAAGTTCAGCATTTGAATGATTATCACCTGGAGCAAGATTCTCACGAACCATTATGCAAGGAGTTGTACTCGTTATGTCCCCAGTGAACATATACTTAGAGCGTAACCCACCACGCCTACAAAGATATGCAGGAGCCAAATAATTTAGCAAAGTGGTTGGGTTATAGTTTACATTGTTGACACCATCAGAATTAGCACCCCAAGTGTAATAACCTCGGGGATCTGGGAAGTCAGGTGCAGTCACCTTCCAAATATTACCTATAGCATTACCAAGAGCCAACTGTGAAGAATGGTAATTGTAACGCTTAAGTAAAGCCCTGAAAGATGTGATAGTTTCACCAAAGTAAACCAAATTGGTGGAATCAGTGTCAAGACAAGAATTAGCTTGTTCAATAGGTGCTGACGTCAGCGGATCATTTTCCGCTGGTGGTATAACCTCTGACACCTCTTCACGATCAGACTGTGGTTCAAGAGCTCCGTGTAGCACCATGTTAGAAATGTGCTGACTAGTAGGGACGGCAAACTCCAGATCATCACAACCTGAAACGAAAACATTGACAGAAATGTCATTATTAACAATGTCATTTGGAACAGTCAGTTCATTGAGAACTGAAACAGTAAGAGACCCATTGAAAGCTTCTGTGGTGTTGGCATAATCGTCGCCAGTCTTAGCGTAAAGAGCCAAAGTTGGAGAAACATCGAGGTAACTCAAGGGACTAGCCATGCCAACCTCAATGGTGAAATCTCGCTCATTGGAAATGTCAACAATCCTAGAAAATGCCACATTGAGCTCCCTACTCGTTGGATAGTAAGGATCATATGACACAACTATCCTACCCCTATGGTAAGCAGAACAAACAATTTGAAATCTATACTTCATGGTACCCCTCCAATATTTAAATGGAATGGCTGCAAAAGACACAGCTGGTATGTAAAGTTTGGTCGTATCTACAACGACATGTATAGGACTGACACGTGCAGAGAAGAGAACATAATTGTTGGCCCTCGCCGTGGTCCAATCAAACGACGTGATGTAAGATTGTTTTGTGGCTATGGTTGAAATCACAAGCTCATCACCTGTTTGTACACCACAGACGCTAGGATCAATAGTCAACTCCTGTTTAGAATCAAGAGTGAGCTTGGAGACATCGTCCTTGCGATCTGTATTGGCCAAACGTGTAACAGCATGCGATCTCATGGTAGTAAGATCAGATATGTTGGCTGGGGCCGAAAAACCAAATATCCTCGCAATAGCCCCAACGGTTGATGAAATCATTTGGGTTGCCAATGCATATGGACCGATAACTGGCATGTTTGACAACATACCAGCACCATGTGCAACAGAAGAGGCCATATTTTGAATGGGAGACGAAGAATATTCTGATCTTGCTGATTGAGCCACTATAGCAGATGAATTCTTGCTAGTTGGGCAAGAAAGACGGACTTGCTCGGCCCAAACTGAAATAGTTATGCTTATGGGATCGGTTCCTCCATTAGCATGCTTAAGCCCAACCAACTCACGGATAAAAATTTGACCCATAGACGCCCACTCCGCATCTGGAATAGACAAGTTGTTCTTCCAATACATGAACGGAAGACTCAGAACACCACCCTGTGATGTTGTGGGATCAATCATAATGTTAAGGCGCTGAGAAGCAGCAACGGCATGATTGATGTCCAAAGTTGAGGCACTTGTGACGGTGTCATCAGCGTAAAATGGTACATAATCAGCCATCAAGCGACCAAAAAGGAAGGGGTTGCCGTTAATCATAAACTTAACCTTCAGCTGAGCACTTAGAAGGTTGAAATTAGTAATACGATTAATAACCCTCTTATTTCCGAAAAAGAGGGTCCATGGATTAAAATTTTGACCAAAAGGAAGAACCTGAAGAGGAGTCCAGGTATATGTGGCAACCTGGATGGGTCTAGCAAAAAAGTCATCGAGATTGTAATCATCAGTGACTCCAGCATCCCTGGTCTTGTCATAATGAGAGGGTAACGAGACGTCCCATTGTTCGGGACTGTCTCTAAACTGCACAGTACCCCTCGAAGTAACTGATTGCGCAGCGCTAGTTTGGTAAGTTGTAGGAGTATTACCACCTCCATTATTTGTAGATGTAGCAACGCGTATTTAACCCATCAATTCTTGCGTTAAAGAAAGGTGGGGTTTGTGTGATATGGGGGCGGTCCCCAGGTGCTAAATAACACCACAAACATATGATACAAAAGCCTAATATATATAAGACACAACATTTATATACATTGGTAACCAGATGTACCATCCCATTTTTAGCGAAGCCGTATGGGTACGGCCGGTCCATTAAGGAGACCAACCTCCTCTAATTGAGTTTAGAGTCGAGCCATGTGCTGTCAAGCTCGTCTCTGTCTGTACGATAATCGTCGAGGTACGATTCGTACGTAGGAAGGGGTGAGGGCATCCAGGCCTGCAAATTTGCAGCAACAACAACCTGGTTCAACTGGTCACGTCTCACTCCAAATACGTCACGACCATGTTGAAACCACTCACGCAAAGCCCCAAAAATAACTTCAACACTGGCCTCCTCAGGTGATAACTCCTTGCTAGGTATGCCAACGTGAAGCGATTTGGAAATGGACAACTCAGCCAATGGTGCCATATAAGCACCAACCTCATCATCAAACCTGAAACCTCTCTTCAAAAAAGTGGCATCTTCAAGATTTACATAAGGAATGGACTCAGCTTCCTTGTCGGCCATGGTGTATTTAACACCAAAAGGCGCAAGGGCCTTCTGTATGTTTGTGTGGTGAAATTTGGACGCTTTCTCACTCACAGTCATGATGTTATCATCACCATAACATATGAGTTTTACGTTGTCGCAAAAATCCCCAGGGGGTTTCTTACCATATATCTCATAATACGCAACCCTCATGTAAAGAGACCCAGCCAAATTGTTAATGAAAACAGTACCCGGGTGTCCAGTGGGATTACCACAGAAAGCTCCAATGTATTCGCCATTGTATTCATAAACTGGTTCACAAATATCAGTGGCAATTCCACGCATGATACGCAATTGGGTTTCATTATAGCTAGCCCTTTCAGCTACATGGATGAGTATCTTAAAACACATGAAGAGAATCGTATTGACCATAGTCTTATCAAACTTAGCGTAGTCTCCTGCGATAATACGATCCTTACCAAAAGTGTCGAGCACCCCCACAAGCTTATTCCAATGTGACCCAGCAGCATTGATGCCAACAGCACATTCGAAATCAAAAGCGTTTTCCATTATAAACTTGAATATAGGCAAATAGTATTTCCTCATAATCACAGTCTGGATCATACTCGCACCCGCTATAATGCGGGCCGGCTTAGTAGAAGTTAACTTGACAGCTTCATCTTTAAGACTTACACGCGCGATAAACATGCACCGTTCGCCATTCTGATAACTTTGTTCATACTCTAAAACCTCCTTTTGTATGTCATCAGGGACAATAAAAGGTTCAGAAACATTGTCAACAGGAACGTTTGATCTATCAATGAAAGCGCTCTTAGGCTTATTATACGGCCAACCAGCGCTAGTGGACAAAGGCATAGAATCAACGCCATAACAACCATCCGCACCAGCCCAAGAATTGGTCCATGTTAGTGGATGAACTGTTTCGAAGAGTTCGGGTGATTTGTCTAAGATATGGTCGATCTTGCGCAGAAAATCACTCATAGCCAATTCCAAAAGTGCATGAGGAACAAACAATGGTGTACCCATATCTATGAGTCCAGTTCGCCACGGTTCATATGAACTTATTGTCAAATTAGGTCCATGCATCTTCTTCAAGTCTAAAATATCAGCTACATGCAAGCTTATGGGCCTATCTGAAACTAAGGATTTATAGAATTTCCTATGGCCATTATGAGTGCCATAAGAATCAAAAATGGCTACATCCATAAAGTTAAAAGGTGACTTACGGTGTGGATCACCAACAATGGAAAAAGGCCCCGTACAAAGCTCGCGCTTGCTGGCGGCCTCGAACTTTAAAACACTATCAGGCATACTCTCAATGGTGGCAATGATCTCCGATCGCAACAAACAATGACCACGACCCACATATTTGCCTGTGTCTCCTGCACTATGGAAAGCAACTAGATAGTGAGGAGTGTCAAGAGACATCATTGGCGCCATGCACTGACCTTTAGCTGTAGGTTTGTCAGACACAAATTTGGCACCCCAATACTTACCAATGTCTTTGACATCATTGACCTCTTCCAACGTAACATTGATGTCCTGACTTTCAATTATACCGCTAGAATTCCTATATATCCAACGACACGCCTTGTGCCCTTTAGGATAACTATTGGGCAAAAGATATGTGAAATCAGCTTGAGTACCAGCCCCGTACATCATAAAAACACCCAAGTCATTGGAATCATATGACGTTGAAACGA